CTTCCACCCACCCACGGCTGTCGGCGTGCCTGCCACGGTGGCGTAATCGTAAAGGTGATCCCGCTTGACGTTGGACGCCAGCCCCGTCTCGACCACTCCGTCCCCCCAGTCCACGGTGTAAGTCCCCTCGGACGTAGCGCAAAGCAGCGACACGTAGTTTGCATCAATGTTCTCGACGCCATACACGCCGACAAATTTATGCTCACCTGCGCCAAGCACGGGAAGCGCAGGCCAATCAGTAGGGCGGACCCATGGTGTAGGAGCTGGTATGCCGTCAGCGCCAGCAGAAATGCTAATGATCGGCTTGGTTCCTAGGTATGTAGCGGCGTAGCTCATGATTCAGTGGTTATGTAAATGGTGGTTGGGGAGGTGGTGCCTGCTAGAACAAGTGCTGCATACGCTGCCGGGGTGAGCGTCACGATACCGATGGCAGTCTGCGCCGCAACCTGCGTTGAGGATTGAAGAAGTGCCCTACCAGTGGGACCATCTGCTACGCCGCCGAGGATGAGTTTGCCGCCTGTGACGATGGCTTTTTCTGTGAAAGTCGTGTCGATGTCAGTTCGGGCATAAGCCGCAGCCGGGGCTTTCTCCGCATCCAGCTCATTGATCGCCGCTTGGACGGTCGTTGCTTCGATGCCGCCAGCGGGCGTGTTCGGAACGGTGGCGGCAGTGATGCCGATAGCGTTGCGAATCTGTAATTTTTGATCTTCAGTCGGCGGAGTCCCCACTGGTATATCTCCCAAATCTATTACCATAATTATATTTAGTAATTAGATTATAACTTATCTAAACGGTGAGACCAAAACCCCTAGGTCTTTAGCCCCGTGGTAGTTCACTAAGTTAAATTATGCTATCGGGTTCTCAGGAACTATCTCTGGGGTGGGTTCTTGCCCAGCGTTTGGTGGAAGTTCTTCTGATCCTATATCTATAGGTGTATCCATACTAGGCATTCCGCCCCCCAGTGATCCACCACCTCCCATATCAGAACCTTCCGCTGGAACTCCCGCTTGGGCTTGTTGTATAGCTTGCTGTTGCCAATTTGGACCAAATTGTAATGCTTGTTGAAGGGTCCATTCGAATTCGGCCTCGTTTGAGAGAAAGCCCCGATTAGCAATGATATCGCGGTCTTGCCAACCTAATGCTTTCTTCATAGCCATAGATACTGATACTTTCCCGCTAGAAATCATATTGCTAAATGAATTTATCTTCAATTCCATCTTCTGATTATTTCTAAGTTCATAGAAATTAGATGGAGGATTGAATATAACATTTAAATTCTGTTCGGTTAGATCATATTCATTAAACATACCGCGAAGTTTAAGATGAGTGATAAATCCTCTCTTCAGACCAGAAGCAAATTTTTGTTGCTGGCGCATAATCATGCGGGCAAATTTCAATTCTTCTCTAAGAATATCTGTCCCATCTCTAAATGAATCATCTGGGTCTAACCTAGACGTTGGGGTCTTTAAAGAACGATAAAGTTTTTTAATGAAAAAATAAAGACCTTCCATCTGATCACCCCCAGATTGTCCGCCGATTTCTTGTACTGTCGTGGCTTCCGTGCCTTGTCTTTTTGCAAACCAATAAGAATCTAAAGTTGATTGTGGGCTATATTTTTTAACAATATCCCCCTGATCAGCATCGAAAGTTTTCGTGGACCAGTATTGGGCTTGTAGTTTTCGTAGGTATGATTCGGCTTGGGGGACATTTAAACGACCAACATCAACATTAAAGACAAATCTAAGAGGCGCATGAACCATTCTATGGATAACAATAGCATCTTCCATCATCGAGAGCTGACGATACGCACGTCTCGCATTTTCAATAAATGGTATAATAAATTCCTTGGTATCGTTATATGACGAATTGTTAATATATACTACCTGATTTTCCTCGTAAGGAATCGGTTCATATTTTTCAACTTTTCTAGGATCATTCTTGTCGAAAATTGGTTTTTGATATAGGAATCCTTTAACCAACATATTTTGAATGTTGCCATAAACAGGATCGATAAGATCAGATGGTATATTAATAACGCCTAAAACTCCTTCATGCGTATAATCTTCATGAATGATTTGCTCGAAATATAATTCCCCTTCAGTGAGAAATTGTCTAAAATATTGCCAGCCATTATTATGTAAATCGTAATGCTCGATATATTTTTCCCATTCCTTTACGACATCATCTTTTTTATCCGAATCCAATTCAGCATTTTTAAACTTCAATTTGATGATATTATCATCTTCGTCAGGATTTATAGTCTCATCGCAAATCTCATCCAGAGCATCAGCAATTTCGGAAAATGCTGCCATAGATCTATAATCCCGCATTCTTCCCGGTTTATCTTCTGATGCCGTAGCATACATGATATTCGAGAAGCTTTTATCCTGCTCAATGGCGGAAAATGCCGTATTATTATAATCATTACTAAGAGTAACAGAATTTTTAGCAATCGCTTCAGGCCGACGCATTCCCACATTTTGGAAATATTTATATTTCGGATTTTTGGAGTCGTCGGAATCTAAAACGTTATAATTATACGGTAGACGATTCTTTAAATATGATGTCATAGAACGATCATAAGAAGATGATTTACCATCTCTTGAGATATTTGTTCTATTATTAGGATTATTCATCATGCCTGCCATGATAGTATTTATATTGGAGGATGATGTAATCAAGGATTTCCCAATATATGATCAAAAGATCGACAACCAGTCAGGTGGAGGCGTTGTGTTGGGAACGATGTTCATAGGTAGCGATGGCGAGAGAGGACGAAGCAGATCCAGATATTGCGCCGGATTTTGCGTATGGTGCGGAGGAGGGTGGTCATGGTGGTGTTAGACTAGCGTTGGTGCCATTGACAAGAATTTAGCCTCGCGGATATTCAGCGACATAGCGGAGCCGGGCGTGCCAGTTGCTTGATTTACAAATTTGCAGTTTACACCAGAAGTAACGGTAGGTAGTCCCGTGCGCGTTAGCGTGGCAATCAGAGCAAACCGAGGCTCGGCGGTGGAATCATTCCACCCTTTCCAGAATAATTTGAGCGTGCCTTGATCCCAAATCAGCGCGAATTTGTGCAGCTTGGAAGAGTCAAACCCCGAAACCGTAAACGCTTGCGTGTATAGGGCGGTGCCATCGTGAATTTGAATAAACCCAGATGTCGGACCTGTCCACTCCACGCCAATACCAGCAGCGGAGAGGGTCTGGATGCTACCTACACCAAACAGGAACCTATATTGATTGTCCCACATACCATTCGTTTGTAAGTCGAAAAGAATGGTGAACTTACTATCAAAAAAGCGGATGTTTGCACCTGATCCACTGCGGTGAATCGGGATACTGCTACATACAGCTTCCCTATAATTACCAGCAACCGCTGTATTTAATACAGTTATTACTGCGGAATTTCCCGTGTTTGAGCCGTTCGTGTTCGCTGTTCCGGTCGTGGTTGCGAATGGTAGCGTAGTCGGGATGAACTGAAGAAATTCAGGGAGTATGTCGGCCTGTGTGATTAGCTCCGTAGCATTCGCGGGAGTGATTGCCGCGCTGGATCTGGGGCGGGTCGTAAAGTTCTGCGCGCCCGCGAACGTCTGGCCGATGTCCGTGCGGGCATAAGCAGCGGCGGGGGCTTTCTCGGCATCCAGCTCATTGATGGCCGCTTGGACGGTCGTTGCTGCGATGTTGCCAGCGGGCGTGTTCGGGACGGTGGCGGCAGTGATGCCGATAGCGTTGCGAAAGTCAGCTTCTTGCTGTGGGGTGAGGTCTTCAATTGCGAGGTTTGGCATGGTATTGGTATCAGTTGGTGAAAGTTAAAATGTTCCCGTTCAAAGTGAGCTGGTTATTTTGAAATGTGAGTGATGTCGAGAAATCAATTATCCCAACGGTGTATCCAGTGGAGATCCCTTGGGCGGCGTCGAGAGCGGCAATAATTGCGTTGAGTTCGGGAGCGTTGTATGCCGAATAAACGGAACCACTAGTCGTCGAGGTGAATAGTGAAACGATGAAAGTCTCACCGTTAAAATACCCCCCTATCGCACCACCAGAGTCACCTACGCGGCCTATTTGGATCAAGTGATCAAATCCAAATAAACGATGATCAGGATCAGTCTTATCGGAGAAACTGCTTTCCCAACTCAAACCTACAGGCGGATTTGCGCTGCTATGAAGACCCTTACGCCACGGAGGCGGCAACAATTCGTTAAAGCTGATTGGGGTAACAAATTTATCTTGAGTGATTTGCCACCCCATCCCATACACTCTGCTTGCGGGTAAGTCGAACATATTCGCTGGAGCGAATTTAAATGGTGTCACAGATGCGGGTAAATCACTATCAAGAAGACATACTATACGGTCAGCGGTGGCTGCGTAGTTGCGACGCAGCACATTACGGGAATGAATAGTTCCATCGCTGCCTACAAACCGCAATACCGCCCCCGGTCCCATATTATTGTCGTCGCTACCCCAGTGAGCGACACCAATCCAATGGCGCGGTGTAATAAGCGCACCAGAGTTAGCGGTGCCTCCTAAAGAAGTTGAAATGGCCGAGCCAGTCAGGTTTAGCGGTTCGGCCCAGCATGTCGTGTTTTTTATCATTGTTGTTGCGCCAACTGTGTAGTTGGTAACAAAATAATTCTTTTGTTTGCCGGGCACTAATAGTGCTAGAATTGGATCTGCTAGTTGCGAGGCCAGTGTTACACCTGAGAATCCAGTCCATACATATTGCACAGTAGACGTGTTCGAAAACGTCACCGTCACTAACTTAGAGATTCCGTTGGGGTCGCTGAAACGTAATATGCCGGTTCCGGGCGTGACACGAGTAATGACATTACCCAAGACGGTACATATACTTGGCGTCTCCGTGGTTATTACCCAGTCGGATGCGTAACCCGGCAGGCTTTGAGTAGCTAATATTGCGCTTACTCCGCCTGCGCCGCTGGCGAGCGAAATGGTTTTAAATGTAAGACCAGCAAGGATAGCTGTTCCCGTGGCGTCGGTCGATGCTGGCGATGCATCAGAAAAGGTAATCGTCGGCACGTAAGTGCTCGGGTCTCTACATATAATACTCGCACTCATGGGAATTCAAAAGTTAGATCGTAGTTGACAGTAATAATCCCCCCGACAGGTTGTCCTGTGATTTTTTCTGCATGAACCATTAACCACAAGTTGCCGCCCGATAGTCCAGAAATTCTCTGAGATCCACTATTGTTGGGCATGGAGCCTTTTGGGTAATTTGTAACGTTACTTGGTAAGCTGGCGTCAACCCCATAGCGCGTGTAAACTGGGACGATTTGATCGTCGAAGGTAAACTCGTTGTTTGAAAGTGGGTAGAACCTACTTTTACCACGAAGCTTCATCGTCATCCATGTGAGGTCTTTTGCAGTTCCGGGCGCAGGGTGTAGCGACCCATAAATCCATGATTCATCACTCTTTGATAACAACGAATCATTATTAAAAGCGAACCCTATCCCCCAGTCTTTTATGTTGGCGGAGTAGGTATCATTCGACAGCGTGATTTCTCCATACATCTTATAGAATGGATTAACGCCGCCTGTTAAGAAGTCGGCCGGATAGATTGGGATTGCCGCTACTCTAGTAAACGCTCCGCTAATTGGTTGCGAACCCGTATTAAACTGAAACATACCTTTCATCGTCCGCGCCTGGACTGGTATGCCGCCCGTGGTCACTCCGTCACCTATAGTTATTTTTCCGTTTTTTAGACCGATTGAGTTGAGGGCTGGGACTATGCTTGCTACCTCCGGGAGAGTGATAGAAGTGGGGGTAAGCGGCTCGCCGTAAAGCTGAACTGACCCATTTGTTCCGACCGGGAGAGCAAGTGCTGTCCTAACCCCCGTGCCGAGAAGTGTTTCATCCCTAGCCCAGCTAGTCCACGTCTCCGCACGATACCAAGTGTAGCTCGGTCCGTCACCTACCCGGCACATCTGCCCGATGGAAAGAATGGAGACTGCTGGATGGGTTGGTGCGCCTTCGGCGGTCGTGCGGATAATAGGCTGCGCTGCTGCTGTAGTATTAGTTATTTCCGCCCACTCCCCCCACGACACAGCAGACCATAACGATACGCCATCGTTATTATTGACTATAGCAGTCTTACCTAAAACATCAATTGGGGGATTAGCGACTGTTCCGGTAATTACTGGTTGACCCGTTCCGGTAATAACAGTCCATGCTGTAACGTCTATAGGTGATTCGTCAGTAGTCGAAACGCTCCGCGCTTTATAAGAGGGGGAGGGGTAATTAAGATCCTTGAATTCCCATGTTCCATCATTGGAACGACCCATAAAGTAGTCTACCCCAGAAGCACTCCCTGACCAACTTTTACCGAACGTAGGGCGGTTAAGTCGAAGAGTGAGCGCAGGTATGGATGTTGGTATGTTGTTTGTAAGCCCAGCTTCTATAAATAACTGATCACTGACTGGGGTGAAATACAATCTTAATGGATTCCCAATATCTTCCCGCCAGTTCTGCCCATCCCATCGGAACCATGGGGGACCGTCAACATTACTAAATGCACCGGTAGGATATGCGGTTCCAAGTTGCCCGACGTATGATGGAAACTTATCATTACCTTCAAGGATAGGTTGTCCTGCTCCTGTTATAATAGTCCAATCAGTTAAACCTACTGGCGTTTTTGCTGATGATATTTTGGTTGCTTCGTAAAGATATGGGTAGCCGTCTCCCGATATACGTATCGTCCAGACTCCGAAAGCACTACCGACGTGAATTCCTAATCCAATCGTATCATCACTCCAATTTAGTGTAATATTCCCGTCTGCATCCTGTGACAAACCTATCAGCTTAAGAACCAGTGGGTCGCTATTAGCAGGTGATGTGATACCAGTAATCGTTAGAGTGTTTGGATCGATCCCAACATCAAGTGCTTCTAGGTCAAATACTTCAGATTTCCTAGGGTTCCATGCTGATAACGATTCGGCCCATAACCATTCGCCCCCATTCACAGGGTCGATCCATGGCGTGTTTATGTAATCGATACGTGGGGGGGTATCGGTGGCAGATGGGAATGAGATTTCAGGCATGATAAGTTATATATAAGATTATGCAGTAGCTACCCATACCTCCCGGTAATATACGTGAAGTCTGGCGGTGGTAGGTTCAAACCATAATGTGCGAGTATTTGTGGGTGGTGTTTCGGAAATGATCACTGGCGGCGCGGAATAATCTTCAATCCAACCAGCCCCATCCCATCGATACCATATACCTGTGATAGTATCACGGTAAAACTGTCCATCAAACGTTCCGGGAATAGTTATATCCTCTCCTCCGATTAAATGGAACGGATGCAAGAACCTAACTGGCCCAGTAACAGTCCCCACTGGGGATGCTGACACTAATGCTGATAGGGTATTAACAGCGGTAATAACTTGCTGTGCTGACGATACTCCAGCTAAAATGCTGGGTGGATAACCACTACCAATCGTCGGAGACGACCAAGCAAGTCCGTTAGGATATAAATTTGCCCCTTGTCCTACAGCTCGACTTTGATATATTATATTAGTATATCCACTGTAACCATATATAGTCCAATCTACCCCATTACTACTGATTAAAGTATGCGGAGTAGGTAATCCGGCGTTTTCTAAATATGGCCGACCGTTTGAGGTATAATTATATGGCTCAACATATAAGCACGTCACGTTTGTCGCACCGGGTACTGCACCGTTGATCGTCATCCTAGCCTTCGTAGCGAGTGTGACTGTGAGAGCGTTTCCAACGATAGCTGCTGTGGTGTCGGCTTGGTCAATAGGTTCGGCATACGCCACAGTGATCGAATTGCCGCTAGAACCCGGTATGATGGCGGTAAATTTGGTTGTAGTGTAAGGACCAGTAACAAATGTATAGCTTGCCGATACTGGCGTTATTCGGGGGGCGGTTGGCGCTTTTAAACTTAAATTCATAATCTGACTGGCAGATAGACTCAGATTAACAGAGCCTCCCCATTCAGACAATGCGACATTTTCAACATTGCCCAAGCCCAAAACATTTTTGATCTGTGAAGTTTGATCAAAAGTCGGCGGCGAACCGATGGATGTGTTTGGACCTAAATTGATCGACATATTAGTATTTAGTTCACCAACTGTAAATAAAGTTTTCCGAATTGTAAATAATTTCGAATTGATTATATGCCAAATTATAGTTATCGATCAACAATCCACAAGACATCCCCCAACCTACATTATTTCTAGTGATGAAAGTGTAATTCCCAGAACTCAAATTGACGTATCCAGAACTCAAGGAAATGGATACTATATTATCATTAACTTTAGTTACGAACACGTCAGGTATTCTATACGCAGAAATTGTTGGGTATTTAACAGTTTCAATTTCTTCATACGCTAACCCATTAATAACTTGATTCGCACTCAAATACCAAGTATTGTCAAAATCAAATCTCTTCCCATAGAAAGTAAATGTTTGTTTATCTATGCTATATAAACTTAACTCGTTATAAGGTTTACCGTTTATAAAACAATTAGTGAATTCTGGATATGCTGATATTAACACCACGTCAGTCGTATTAACATCTACTCCTGACAATGAAGAATAAGAATCGAAAGAGTATAGATCGACCCCGCTTCCAACTGCATGTAAATCACTCCGAACCACATAAATTGGGGCCACTGGAGTTTTTAATGATGGGAATATCCACCCCTTAATAGTGAAAGATGTGTTCCCTACGATTCGATATTTATCCTGTGCCCCTATATCAATCGGGTTCTCGAAGTCTACCGATCCCGACCAAGTAACCTCCGATCTAATTTCATCATCAAAATCCATCCCAAATTCGTCGGGAACTTTCCACGAAATTATAAAATATGGATTACACCATGGAATTATATTCGAAATAATCTGGTCCAAATCCGATTTATACGAGCACACAATGCTAACGTCCAAATCGCATATCACGGGAATTGGCTGAGGAATCTTCGATAAATTTTTAGACGATACATGTGGGCGATACATGTGTTGATCCTTATTAGCTATTCGTTGTGGGTCTCTACGAATATTTTTTTGCTCCATCGCAATGACAGGCAATGTCATATTTTTAGATTGATTGACTATGTCATATAGAACTCTTTGTTTCGGCCCCAAAACATATCTAACATTAATTTTCTCCTTTCCGACACGATTCTTATCGTATCTCATGATGAAAATATCATCAAACGCTGCTACAAACTGTGTCAGTAATTGTTCCTGTTCGAAAAAATGTGAATGTTTAACCACTCAATTATTTAATCATGTCGGGATTTTCGAATATATTGCCAATAATTTCAAATGCATTTCTAAAATCTATTTTATCAGAATCACAAAAATCCATAAATTCTTCAAATAACATGAAACAATTACCAGAGACTACACACCACGCCGCTCTATCACCAGAATATTCTACTGCAAAATTCGTCCCCCGCATGAAAGATCCAGAATATTTTAAAATATCACCCTCGAATATATCAGTCCCGGATATATCCGTCAATCCGACATATTGTTGAAATATGAAACAATCCATTTTAAATATTTCATTAAAATCACCATCAAAAAATTCGATTATATCCCAATAATTGAATTTTTTGTTCCAACTTCTAAACTTAATAATTCTATTTTCCATAATTATTGCACTCTATCCACAAAAAATTTAGGCAACTTACTTTTGTTCCTATGAACAGCATCAAAAATACTACCATCCAAAATATATGTAACACATTCATCATCAACCGACCGAATACCTCGCCCACAAGCTTGGATCAGAGTTTTCAACATCGCATTAGAATACCAATTCTTATCAATTTTCATCATTTTTTCGACTCTAATTTCTTTCGTTGGTAGCCAAGGTGCTTTCAGGAGGATCTGAAACTTTCCGAGATCACCCTTCAAATCGACACCGTAAGTCATGCTGGGGCTTACCAGAACTGTCGGTTCAGAACTTCGCTCATGCATGTCAAGAAGCTCCTCATTACGCACCCCAGCCTCTCTACAGAGCAATCTAGAAGACTTCACATTTTTTCTAATATAATCAGTAATGAATTGAGTATGAGTATGAATAATCCCCTTTTCACCTTTATGTTCTTCTAAAAGTTCAGAAACCTGTTTTGCCAATTTTGGAAGCATTTGTTCCATGTTTTTAAAATTCAATTTCTGCGAAGCTAAGATATAAATCGGAGCCTTTTCCGAATCAAATTCTGAATCCACTTCGATATATTCATAATTAGTGATCCCCAATTGTTTACAAAAATTTGGGGGATCGATAATAGTAGCAGACATAATGACAACTTTATCAGCATTATCGAATAAATATTTCGATAATTTATCGACCTTCAATGGGATGAATTTAATCCTTTTATCGATCTTCTCGATAAGATATTCCGCTTCATAATAAGTTCCGATAAGAATTTCGAGACTGGATTGCAGATTCATCAATTTGGAATATTCCCCCTTTTTCTTAGCGGATTCCATCGGATCTTTCTTACCATCTTTAAAGTATTCCTTATACGACTCAATATTATTTCCAACACCTCTGATCAATTCAGACAACCAATTAACAATTTTTGTCGGTGTTTCTTGCACTGGGAAAGATGACACTGCAGTATTAGTTTTTACTAAAAATGGAATATCAATCTCACAAGAAAACTGTGAGACTAATTGTTCTTCCAATTCAGATCCTTCATCACATACCAATATTTCTCTCTTCTTTAAATGTGCTGGTAGAGAAAAAAACATGCTGTAATTCAATGCTGAAAATTTCGACTTCAACATATTATTTCTTTGGTTGTAATATGGACATTTATTACACTTCCAACATTCATTTTTCATCCCTTTAACGTAAATGCAGGGGGCAACATCGACAGTTAATTCTTCGTCAACTTTACATTGATAATTACCCTGACCTTTAAGAATTCCTGTATAATCGAAAGTGTTTCGGTATTGATCTTGGAGTGCTTTAGTGATGGTCAAAGCGTAACATCCGAAAGATTCGTCCGGCATGATTGATACCGCATCTTCTCCGAAGATTGTGTAATCATCTACTGCATCTTTAAACGATTGGGGGACATCACTGGAATAATTCCCAAGTGACGCTGCAATATGCGTTTTTCCCGCCCCTGTAGCAGCATTGATAATTACAAATTTCTTCCCGTCATCAAATGCCTTCTGGGTTTTGTTTAAAATAGTTTCTTGCGACTTATTGGGGATATAACCCTCCGGGAAATTCAATAAAAGTTTGCTCATCTCCCATGAGTATATCCACGCGCCAAGAGAAGTCAACTAGATAACGTCACAATATGAAGATAGTTGTTGTGAAGTTTGGACGACTCAGATTTATCCATACACTTCATTTTCCAGTACATCTCTTCGGTTCGTGGACAAAAGGCAGATAAGCAATAATCAAATACATAGCCAGTCGGAACCTCAACCACTTTAAATGGGTAAGGTAGATCATATTCTTGAATTTTATCATCCTGTTCTAATTTAAATCTGATAAAAAACTGTTTACTATTATAAACTTTAATCTTACCTTTTTTAATAGATTTCCCATCAATTTGAAAATCTACATTTTTTAAAATGATATTTTTAAGTTGCTCCTCAAGCTTGACCATGAAAATTATTTAAACGTCTCCAAAAAAAAATCAAGAGATGCTATCGATCCATTGAGTTTTTTGTCCGAAAGACATAGGCGAAAATACTTTATCGTAATATTTCCAGAATGTGTCATCTCCGGGAATAGTTTGTCTAAGGTGACAATTTTCTAAACTAATATTGCGATAGTCCTGTTGGATAATATCCCAAACCACTACTATGTTATGTTTGACTTCGTCTATTCTTCTGGGAGTTTTTGGTAAATGGAACCCGAGAGATCTTAAACCTCTTTCGGAATTTAACATTCTCATAGAATTGGAACACAACATTCTTCTAATTTCTGGTCTCCCCGGTGCTCTTTCGGGCCTTCTTCTAATAAAGACAATCTCGCAGACATTATTAACTAGAAGATTTTTTAATTCCCCTCGTTGAATTTGTCTATCGGATTGTGTTATTTGAGATTGGTAATTTTCTTCTTCTTTGTAACCATCAATCTCCCCCCAACCTTTTAAAAACCGTCCCCAAGCATCTCTAAGATTTCCCTTAGAATCCTGCCAAATTTTTTCATATCTAGCCTTTCCTGAAGATTTTGCCATCTGATTATTTAATCACCATTGTGAACTACCACGAGGCTAAAGACCCCGTGGCTTCAGAGTATAACTTCTTTTAGATGTTAAACTCTTCTTTTTCAACGCTTCACAGACAGTAGTTTCATTAGTATTGCTACTAACCAGAGCTTCCATCTCCACGTTTGTAAGACCTCGTTCCGAGGAATAGACATTACTTTTACCTTGTCTAAGGATATTTTTAGCGGCATTAAAATCTCTACCATGAGTT